ATGGTGATGTCTTGCTGGTTCTGACCTGTTCCCGTTCTGATAACATGGTCAAGCAAATCGACAGTATCTACAGGCAGCGAGTAAGTTATCTGCCCGGTGACTAACGGGATGGTACCGGACTCCAAGGTCCACAAATTAATCCCGAGGTTGCTCCAAGCAGCGAGGAGGAGCTGCAAACTTCTACGTGCTGATTTGAAATCCCAGCCGCTGCGTAGCTCTGAGGAACATCTGGCCATTGCCTCTTCAACTATGTCAGCAAGGTCAAAATTGCCATCACTTAGTCCGCTTGTTTGCTCAGTCATCGCTTTAGCTCGCGCTCAGTGCCGTTAAACACCGGCGGCAACTTGGTCACCGGTACGGGGTTAGACTTGTGCTTGTGGTGCTTGTTAGGCTTCTTAGATGATTTTCCCACGGGTTTTTCCTTTCGTGGCAACGCCATCAATACCGCCGCCCTTCGCTTTCTTGACCTTACCCCCACAGGCGAACCTGCTTTTTGAAGCTGCTTCGCCCGGCTCGGACTTCTCCTTTTTAGCATAGGCCGCTTTGGACTTTACCGATTTCTTTTCGGCTTTTTCTTCCGCTTTGGATTCGGCGCCGCCGAATAATTTAAATTTTTTGCTCATTTTAGTGTCCCCCACCCATTAACATTTTTATTTGTTCTTCGACCGTTTCGTTGATGTCTTCTTGTCTTTTGATAAACTGCGCCGCATCGTTATGGTGAATCAATACCGAATCGCGGAGTGTTGTGTATTCTGTGTAGCCCCAGACAAACAGCCCGGCAATACAGCCGCTTAATACACTGACAATCATGGCGAACCATTGCCATGAGTTCAGGGCTTTAATGACCATCGTTTCGTGGCTGTCCAGCTTGGCGCGTATATCTTTTTGTGTCGCTTCCTGCTTTTCTGCGTAATCGTCAAAACGCTGAATAATGGCACTTACCCGTTCAGTCAGCGTATAAACCAAACCCATTGCAGCCCGGTCGTCTGCCCTGCGTTGTGGGTAATCGTCGTTATTCATAAGCCACCCGCGTAAGACTCTCGATTGGCGCCAGATTTCTGGATAATACGTGTTTTTAAAGCATCATTAGCAGGCTCAATATCTGCTGTGTAGGTAATTCTATTCATCGGAAATAATCCATATTGAGTGACTTTTGCCCCGTTCAATAAATAATGGCCTTCTGACTTTATCCCCAGTGCTGTATCTGTTGGAAAATAATAATCTCTATTATTTGTTATCTGTTTAGTACCTGAGCCAATGGGCTCATAAATATTCCCTTGCCCGTAATAAGCAGCGCCTTGGTTAATCGTAACAGGGGCTTCGCTCCAAGCGGCTGTCGCATAACTGTTCCATTCGTGGATAGTTGAACCTTTGGAATGCGCCCTTGGGTTGCGTGTTGTGCAATTATCCCAAAAATTGTGGTGCATACTGATTCTGGTAAATACTGTTAATTTGTTACCTGTGTTGTGCGTTTCGCTGCCGGTACTAAAACCTCGGCTATTGGGCGCTTTAAAACGGTTCCAGCTGATTGTTATGCCAGTCAGCCCTTGGGTTGTCGCATCAAGTCCCGTACTTGAGTTGTTATATACGGCAATCGGTTGGCCTGATGTGCTGCCAGAAGACTGCCCACTGAACGTACAATGATCCACCCAAACATTATAAGAGCCGTAGGATATGAATATTGCGCTGCCATTCGGGATATTATCTTTAAACGTGATGTTCTTGATAATAATATTATTTTTGCCAGCCGTACCGATTGACGCTCTTGTTATAGTTATATTTGCGCCTGCTCCATCAAGCGTAACATCACCATTTTTCAAGTACATATAGGGGGATGACGAAGAAGCAGGAGGCATTGATAGTGTTGCCGTTAATCCTGGCTTGAAAGTAATTACACGTTTCCCTGGCCTGTTAAGATAATCATAAAGTGAGCCTGCGCCGCTATTAGCGCCTGTTGTTACAACATAATGAGTTCCACCTGCGCCTCCGGTAACGCCTGCTACGGCTGCAAAGCCTTGTAGTTCTGAAGTAGCTGGTGGTACGATTGGCGATTCTACCGTTATAATCTTGGTTAATCGGTTATTGGCTTCATCAGACTCGGCAATCCGATTCATATTATCGGCAAAAGCGGTAACAACATAATTCCCGCTGGTTAATGGCTTGGCTGTTGTCGAGCTCAATGTCATTGTTGCGCCAGGCGCAATAGAGCCCATAACTTTTCCGTAACTATGTTCTACCCCAACGATAAGGAATGAAACACTGATATAGGTCTTGGGTGTTGCCGTGGTGCCTTGATTTTTGAGTATGCTGGTAAACTTGCCATTGGCATAATCCAATGACGTAACGACAATATCAGGGTCGGCAAATGCCTGGAATGAGAGTAACAGTAAGGCTATTATTTTCCACATAGCAGCATGGCCTTATCATAAGCCTGTCTGGGACTTAAGCCCCGGTAATGGGTATCACTGTACGGCCCAGACGTTAAGCCCGAATTGACTGAATAGAGTAATGGGGCATTAGCACAGCCATTAGTTATCGTGCAGTTTACGTATTTATCCCATTCCAGTGTTTCATGCAGTTGGTATTGCACATTAGACATAGCTTGGCCGGCATCTTCCCAAGCGAGTTGTTCACAGTCTTTAGGTGCCGCCCCACAATCGGTAATCAGTACCAGAAGGATGAAAGGCAGGACAAAGACAACCAGAAAGGTGGCCTTTATAGAGTCCAGTATTAGTTCAAATGTTTTCATCATCAACCACCTCTATAATTATCATGTAGCAGCCAGAATCAACAGATACAAACCACCCAACTACTAGAGGTACAAGTACCACTAAAAGAACTATGCCAAACAAAATCCAAGCTATTATTTCAAACATATCAATATATCCAGTTAACGTCTGACGTTCCTACGACTACATAAGCCGCCGTGACGTGTGTTTGTGCCATCATCGCATCGAATTTATCCGCATTATCCAAGTCTATGCCACTGGGTTTGGCAAAATATTCACGGGGATGGTTATGTGCCAGAATCACCTGATTGCATTTCAATACAGCGCAGTCGATTACGATTTTTAATCCGTTTGTAGCCACGTCAGTACGGCTGCCTTCAGCGACAACCTCATCGCCTAGGTATCTGTCATCTCGGTAGTAAATGGCGCGTGACTGTTCGTTTAAGACATTTTTATACTGGGTTAGTAAATAATAGTTAACCGTCTCTTTGTTAAAGCGAGCGGGTAGCGTAGTCACCGGCTTATAGGTGTCGTACTGTGCCGTGCAGCTAGCTAAAAGAAAGAGAACTAAAAGCCTCATGTCAACATCCCGACAATAGTTGCTGTGGGCAACGCTGAAGCATAGTAAGTAAAATTGCTGATATTAACCAGCCCGCCATTAAGCAGTAGGATAGTCGTTGGAACGGCGATGCCGGTATACTCCGTTGGCGTTGCGCCACCTGCTGCCGTGTACAAATACGTGCTGCCATCCGTTACTGCATTGTTATATTGCAGCGCATACGTCCCTGCAGTCGGTAAAGTAAGGTTAAATGTACCAAAGGGGCTAGGCGTTCTGAACGCCTGCCCAGAAGCGGTAATGACAAACGTGCCTTGCTGGGTGTTGTACCAGCTTAAGCCTGCGCCCGTGAAACTGGCTACATCGGCTGCACGCGCCGTATTATTCGGTATGAAGCTAGACATAGAAGCACCCGCTTCAAACTGCCCGTTGGTATTAGTCCCTGCAAAGGTGAGCGTCAACGTGCCAGCGGTTGCGGTAACAGTTAGAGATACTCGTGTCGTTGCGCCTGTGCCGGTTAATGTGCCGGTTGCTGTTCCCGATAGCGTACAAGTGCCAGTTCCCCACATTGAAACCGTGTAAGTCTGTGCGGTTGTGGTGATGTTCTGTGTTGCGGGTGTAGCAGGTATTAGCAGTAAATTCGTCCGCGCTTCTTCGGCCAGCAGGGTGATGGTATTGATTAGCGGTGTGCCTGCGGCTTCGGTGACGACGTTAGATGCAACCGTATTGCCATTAGTCGTTGTGAAATACTTAACGCCATCAACGCCTGCGCCGTGATATGGGTAGCTCAGAACGCCGATTGAGACGTCTGCACTTGGGTTCTGATTGGATTGGCCTGTTACGTTTTCGACTAATGGGCTCCATATTTCTATTTTGTCACCAGAAACAGCGACATCAATACCTACATAACACGACGTACTTGCGGCTGTTGATTTTATAGAAAATCGTTTCCACGTTGAACTGAGTGCTGACGTTATATCTGCACTTGAGTTGCCCTGATAGTTGAATAAATTAACTGCACCTGTCCCTGTATTTCTGCGTAACCAAAATGCACTAACAATAGTTGCACCGCTTGGCACGGTTAGTAACTTAAAAAATTGTCCATGTGCTCCAGTTGCGGTAAATACCCAGGCTGTCGTTGTTCCATCTGGTGCGATTGCGGTCTGTGCCGAAGTAATGGAAGACAGTGCCCATCCAGCGGCGGCTGTCAATGTAGCAGAATTAGGTACTAAATTCTCAACCCGCCGAGCCCCCGGAAAGCGCACCTCGTTAACTTTAGCTGTCTTAACAAGCCCTTCAAAGTCAACCACTGTGCCTGTCGTGCTGCGCGTAAACGTCAGCCGTGAGTCTATCTGGGGTGTGGTCGCGTAGTTATACGCGAGTGCAGTCGAATTGTACTGTACCACTTCACCTGACCCGCCCAGGCCGCCGGGCGCGTAGACATTAAGCGCCGTGCCTTGGGTGGTGTTGGCGTAGTTGGCGACGCCGGAGTTGCCGATGGGCATGTTAGCCGCCTACCACGCCGGACTGAATAACGACAGCATCGACTGAACCTGTTCCTGCGGTAATATTAAAACGTATGGCGGCAACGGGGAATGCATAGTTGCCGTCTTGCGTAGTCGATACCCCGACGACGGTCGGATGGTTGAACCAATTACCGCTGGCTGCGACATACGTCGAAGCAAACACATCATCAAAGGTGTGCTGAACGGAGTAGGTAGCCGTACCGGTGACAACCGCACCAAACCCGACATTGAACGGGCTGATATAGGTGTCCATGACAATCGGAGGTGATACGGCAACCCCGACGACTTTAGCTGTCTGGCGTCTCATGACAGCTCCTTAAGCAATACGGGTGAAGGTATAAGCCGTTGCACTGGAAAACATGAGTCTGAAGCACGCTTGTCCGGTAACGCCGACGGGTACCGTCAATAATCCGGCACTGGCAGAAACAGCCGCAGCTAATGCGGATAAAATACCATTAACAGCGACGACCATCGTTACTATACCCGTCGAGGTGCTGGCGGTGTTATCAATGTATAAATCAAACACGGTGCCCTGCACAGCGCCTAATTGGGTGCCTAATAGCGTGCCGGTCGGTAGTGTTAAACTGACCGCAGTGGCGGAGGTGACCGCGATATAGCCAGAAGCTACTTGTGCAGCCGTCAATGTCGCTGTCGCAGCTACTGCGACCGGGGTATGTACTATTGTGGGGTTGGTGACTTGAGGTGCACCGAGCAAATTGCCGGTGACGTTGCCGGTGACGTTGCCGGTGGTGTTACCGGTAATATTGCCAGTGACGGCACCTACGAAACCTGCGGCACTGTAAATCGGGCCAGAAAAATGAGTGGCTGCCATGGTATGTTACTCCGTATAAAGAGATTTCGCCCAGAGTCTTTATACCGTCGGCCTAGCTGCCGTCGCTGGGTGATGATGTTGCTAGATGTTTAGATTAATTGTGCGCCAAAGCACAGAAAAAGCAAGGTGTTTTTGTGTTATAATACGCCTCAGTGGGAGGTGCCTGTAAGTGCCTTTAAATATGGATGCCTTAATGCCTGCCCACTACCACCAGGAGCCTATTATGCAAGATAAAATAACGCATCATGGACACCATGAGCACCCCACTTACACACACGCGGAGCATAAAATCATTATGTTATTATCTGAACTGTTAAAAATTAACCAATCTGTCGCCGGCCAACTCAATAAAGTTGAAACCGAAGTCAATACCCGTTTTGCTGCACTGCAGGCCGCTATCGACAAATTGACTGCCGATTTAGCTGATGCGCCATTGTCTGAAGAGCAAGCCAACTCCGTTAATGACGTCGTTGCCGCCGCGCAAAGACTTGACGATATTTCAGTGGATTTACCAACTGAACCCCCTGTAGTATAATTTTACCCGTCGAATGGGTCTGCTTGAATCTTCCCGAGCTGACCTGCGCGAGCAGGTTGGCGAGGGATGCTCTACATAGCAGGGCACCCGACACTTTAACTGTAAAGCCCCTTGTATAAGGCACGGTCTATGTCCTTCATCATAGGCCTTGTCTTGCAATCCTCAGGAGTCGCTATGAGCTTCACCAAAAAAGGCCCCGGCAGACATCATGACTACCGTCCCGGTAAACCCTTCGCCAAGCTGCGTAAGCGCAGTAAAGACGGTACCGTCACGGTTAGAAATCCGTAATGTCTTACTCACTGCCCACCGACCAACACATCAAGCTTAAGTTAAGCGCCCTGGATGACGCCGGATTGCCCAGTCCCACGCACAACGAGACCTTTGCCTCCAGTGATTCCACCATTGCGAAAGTTAACGCCAGCGGCAGAGTATCCCCCGTAGCGCCGGGTGAGGTCATTATTGCCTGCACGGCAGAGTCCAAAGGGGAGACGCTAGCCTCAGAGTTCGCGATTACCGTCGTCAGTAGTAAACCGACTACGTTATTAGTCGAAGCAGTGATGGTATAATGTTTAACTATCCCCTAGGGGCGCTAGTTGACTGGTGGTTCCACGAAGCCCGCTTTATCAGAACTATTAATAACCCGCTAATTTTAGCCATGCTCATAGAGTCAGAAGACGGCATTTACTTATTTATGGCCTGATGCGTCGCCCTTAGGCGATGCATGTAATACCGCTCGAAATCGGCTTGGGCTATCCAGTGCTGATGCCCGTCCGGAAACCATACCGTGTAGCCGGGTATCTCGATATGCTTACCCCCTATAAACGTCCCCGCACTGTGGGGAGACGCTTTGATGGTTATCGTCGTCGTAAAAATACGTCGGACATAAGGGAGGGTCACTTATCTAACAAACCCGTCGGGCTGTTACGTAAGTACAGCTCCTCGTAGTCCCGCTCGTCCACCCACGTCGTATGCTTATCGGGAAAGTGTAGCCGGTAGCCCGCCGTGCGCTCCCAGGAATCATTCTGCAAATACCAGGACTGCTGAGGAATAGCGGTAATCTCGAGGGTAACGGTGAGTTTGCGGGGGAGGGGGGCGGTCATAATAATTTTACCAGTACGGCAACGACGCCGATAGCGAAAGCAATCAATGCACCCAGCTTGATAATCAGGCGCTGTTCGAGTTGGATAAGGTCTTGCTTGGTTGCCAGCTCTACTTGTGCCTCAACGAGACCCCGCACAATAGCCCGCGCCTGCTCGTGCGGGATACCGGAGGTTTTGAGCTCTTCGACCAAGCGGTCAGTATCAAATGTGAGTGTGGTCATACCACACTCCAAAGCCACTTCTTTTTGCCGCAGTCATAAATACGCCTTGCACCCATTAGGTATGTCATTTCTTTCTCCGTGCGAGTATCCGTTTCCGGATTGTAAGTGTCTGTACAGCCATGCTCCAGTAACCGTTTAGGTATGTCTCGGCGTTGGTAGTGCGCTTTGGGGCGAATGCCTATCTTCTGACTCCATACTTGGTAGTCTACAGTAATTTCATTCTCCAAAACAAACCCCAGTTGCTTATACATCCCACCCCCAAAGTATCGGTTATCTGAAAAGGACTTCACTTCTTTTGGGTTGTACTCTTGGAGAAATGCCTTAAATAATCGAGATGCTCCTCCTGATACTGTAACCCGCGTTGCATATCGCCCCAGCGTCCAACACCGCCCTTGTGCCGCTGTACCTCTATCATTTGCCCCAAAAACAAAGCGCATACACGCCACCAGCTTGTCTTTCCAGTACAACCCATAGTGCGCACCTACCCCTGCACCGCCTTGGATGTGATACTTGTCATAGAACCCCCGCGCTTCCTGAATATCTACTTTGCGTATTTCACATTTCCGCGCCATCAGCTTACCCTTGGACTTCCCAATCGCATTACGCAACAACCGTTTTACTGCGTAGGGGTGCTCCTTATATTCATTCTCAAAAATAGTTATTAGTCTGATGCCTAAATCCGCACATGCTTGATGTTTAATGGCGTGCTGGTTTTTATCCCTTTTCTCGGATTCTGCATTACTATGGCTATGATAATAAATGCCACAATATTCAACAGCTAACTTATGCTCGGGAAGGTATATATCCAGCTCTTTAGGTTTTATAAGCTGTCTGTCACGCCGCTCTACAGAAGTAAATATGGATAGCATATCCCCCAATGCCTCTTCATCCTTGGATTTCATGTGGTTGCACTGAGGGCACGGGTTTCCCCCATCCAAATGATTGTAGGCTATTTGGGTGAGCTGTCTGTTATGCGGGATGCACCTGAATGTTATGGGGTTAAGATTGTGTGTGTATACTGTTCCAGTGTAATCAAACACTCCTTTATGCAATAGGGTTGCCCGTGCAACAAACTGTTCTGCTACCGTTTTATTCCTTCGGGTATTTCGTGCTTGTTGGGGGCCTACAGCACATTTAGGGCAGCCCCGCCCTTTCCTGTGTGAGTGTGTAGTTTGGGGGAACACTCCATGTTCTCTACAAATAATATCAACATTGTCATGGGCGTTAGTGTATTTCACCAAAGAGTAATCATACCTATCTCCATGTACTTTCCTAAACTGCATTAGTCTATCTTCTAAAGAAGGCTTACGCTTTTTAGAAGCTGCATTGGTTGCTTCTCTCCCACACTGGAAACAGCCTTGGCGCTGGGATACATGTGCATTGGGTGACTGAAAAAACTCCCCATGAATAGGGCAGATAATTCTTATATATGTCCCGGAATTAATGTAAGGGTCTGGGTAACTATAAGTATCCCCATGTACTGCCCTAGCTTTGGTTATAAAATCTTCTGTTGTTAACTTCTTCATTTAGCCCCCTGTGTTGTCCAAGCAGCTATTTTAATACCTATATGGAAAAGGTCAACATCTAAATTGCTAAATGGACAGGCGCAAAAAAGCCCACCGAAGTGGGCTTAATTTACTTCTTTTAAAACAGAGACTTAACTATGCCCCAGGGCTTGAGAACACCCCTAGCGGATCCGACCAGCCCACGCTGTATCGTTCACGAGATTTGTAGCGAACGTTGCCCGTGTCGAAGTCACCATCCATTGCAGTGGTCAGTGGCGCTCTAACAAACATTTTGAGTCCATTAGGCACGTCCGTTGTTAACATCCAAGCATTGGAGTCGGTAAAAAAGTGGTTTATCTTATACCCACCTGGAATTGACCCATTACTCTTCAATGCGTTGATATCATTGTCCGCAGTACCCACACGAAGCTCTGTCTCAAGGAGCCTGGTTGCCACAAATTGCAGTGCTGGTGGGATGACTAACTTGACAGGTTTAGCTGCAATCAGCAACCCGCGTTCATCCGTCCAAGCTGCAATCTGGATGACTGCTGCCTCAAGTGAGGTTTCATTCAAATCCGCTGCTGTCGCCGGTGTATTGCTGTTATACCCGCCCCCTACCAGAGGATGCAAAGTAGAGAACAGTGGCACACCATCGCCGCCCACAGCCTGTGCTGAGAAGCCATTGTTGATAATAGACGCTGCTTTAACCTGCTTGGTGTACGCCATCGCTCTTGCCAGCGCTTTGGTATAACGAGCCGATAGTGCGTCATACAGATTGTCCTCGACAGCTTCTTCTGTAATTGAGAACCCTAGTGCAATGGTCTCATGATTGTATCTGGCCGTCCAAGCCTCTTGGGCGTTTTCATATTGAATAGCAGCCCCTTCGTTTTTAACCGGAGCGGCCTGGAAGCCACTCAATTTTGTTTCTTCTTCAAAAGAACGTTCTGAGCTTTCAATCTCGAAAATCTCTTTATGCTCTTCGCCGTAGCGGGCATATTCAAGACCGAACAACGCGTTCAGTCCGGGAAGCAATTCTTTTAATAGTTGTGCGCGTGAAATAGCCATGACTAACTCCTTTAAGTAATTGCTAAAGCAGTATAGTAAGCATGGACGCCAAAGTTGAGCTTGACGAGCACTTCCGGATACTGGGTGAAAATGACCGTCGCACCCGAGGCAATAGCTGCCAACGGCGCTGCATTGACGGTGACCGAGGTTGCACCCGCTGCCGCTGCTACAGAGACGTAAGACCCTGAAGCAATGTACTGGCCATTGGACGCAATCGAGCCTACATCAGTACCGACAACCAGTGCATTAGGTAATGCAGTCGTCAAGGTAATGGTTGTAGAGCTGGATGAGCCGACCGACGGGGTGACAACCGCAGTCTCAGGCACCAAACCCACCATACGCGCCGCAGCAGTATTGGTGGTTGTCGTCGCAGACCAGAGTAAAGCCACTTGGGAATTGCCGGTCGCGCCATTGACGGCGTTTTGAATCAGACCGTAGTTCTGACCGAGGACAGCTTGGCTGGCAGAGGCCAGTACCGTTGTTGCCGAACAGACGACGGCTTTAAACACCGTGTCGGGGTCATCGCACACATACGCCATGCCGTCACCTGCCAAGGTACTGGCGACCCAATTTTGGGCAAACAGTTTTTGCTTGGTTGCCGGGCTGGTGTAGGTGCAGCCTAAAAATACACCGACCAAGCCGACTGCGGTAGAATCCGTAGTGCCGGTGTGTTTGGTAATGTTGCCTCGGGTGATATTGACTAAATCACCGTAGCCTATTGCTGTTGCGTAGCCATAGCCAATCGGGAGCATACGTGTCGCACCTGCGAACACCTGCCCACCGACCAGATTGACTGGTTTAAGCCCATACGGGCCGTTTACAGTTGGGTAAGCCATAATGGCCTCCTATTAATATTTATGCATCCCCTAAGGGCGATGCATTAACCCTTGCCGAAGGACGTGGAACTTTTCTTTTCTCTAAAGATAGGCATCCGGGCGTCGCTTTGGCGCATCAGGTTATTGTCCACGGCCTCCGTTTGAGCGTGCGTTTGCGCGGTAATATACTCATTACGTTGCTGTACGAACTCAATCGGGGTCTTGCAGAGCAGTAACCCACCAATTTCGATGTTGTCCTTGAATCGGCTGTTCGGGTCGACCAATAGTTGCATTTGTGGCTGTTCAATCACCGGGACGGGTTCCCAGCCTTCTCGTAGTTTTGCGGACAGATTGCGCGGGTCAGTCTGACCTAACGAGGCAATACGAATCCAGCGGTACGCCCAACCGGGGATTTCCTCCGGTTTAGGCAATAATTCGGGGGGCATCCACTTCTCGGGGCGTTTGTGGGCGTCGCGTTTTTCCAGTACTCTAGTTTCAGCCATGGTCGTTTCCTATTAAATATCTTCCGGAGACGGCGTCGCCGGCAATGCTTACACCCGGTACAAACGTGACTGCTTCAGCTAGTGAGTACGTTAAATCAATATTCTTTTGTTGTGTAGTTACTTGAATAACACAACCGACACCAGGAATTTCCATAGCTTTTGTACTTTTCATCCAGCCTTCCGTCTGACTCGATGCTTTACAAAGCAACTGGAACATATCACCATTCCCAAACACTTTGATGTCCGGGACATTGACTTTAGCACCAGCTACGTCGCTGTTATACAGTGTTTTTTCAGACATTAACCTTCTCCAATTTAATTACTTCCATTGCATACTGCTCCGGGGTTAACCCCAACTTTTTGGCGATTGCCAGCTGTGAGGTCTTCAGGACGACTTTCTTGGAAGACGTACTGCGTCTGACGGGAGCGACGACATCCGGTTTGGGTGTGCCCTCGTCAGAGGGTGCACGTACACCGTGCTCAGCCTCCGTAGCGGGCGGTTCAAAAGCCTCAGGAAACCTCTGTTTGACTTCTTTGGTGATTTCGTCAAAATAGGCTTTGGAGCCGACAAAGTTCTGGCCGCGCGTTTCTGCCAAGTCTTCATGAACGGCGAGGGCGTACTTGGCCATTTTCTTTTTGGAAGGGTCTACATACCACGGGTTCTCTTTGACCCATTGGGCGACATTTGGGTCGACGGCAGGGGCGGGCTTGGGAAGCGTATATTCCGATGCTTCTAGCGAAGCGTCGGACATAGTAGGCTTGAAATCCGTGGCTTTGTCAAGCTTGGCATTGGCTTTTATCAGCTCTTGCTGGGCTTCGACAATCTCATCCGTGGTACCGGCATCATAGGCCTCTTTATAGCGCCGTTTGGCCTTGTCAACCTCAAGCTCTGCCGCCGACTTGTAGGTGGTTAAGAGCTCTTCTTCACCGGTCTTGAGCAGGGACTTTAAGCGCTTGTTCTCGTCGAGGATTTTTTGAGCGAGGGTCAGGGCTTCGTTCTGCTCACGCTGCGCCTGCTCTTTTAGGCGCCTTTCATCGTGGTAAACCTTTTTGTACTGTAAAAACTTATTCTTGACCGTTTTACTATATTCTTCCGAGTCCGGCAGCGTCTCAAGCTCATCGGCGAGGTCTTTCGGTAACGGTTCAATATTGCGGTCAGCGGCGGGGACATCGGACTCTTCTTCTATCTCAATGCCGGCGTCATCGAACTCACTGTTTAAATCATCATCGTCATCATTTGGGAAACGATATGCCATTACAAGTTACTCCTTTCTTCCTGGAGTTGTGCTGACTCTTTGTCTCGCATAATTTGCTCATCACGAATTGCTTTACCTACCCACATATAACATTCTTCCAAATGAGTAAGCGCCAGCTGCGTTGCGCGCGTATCACCAAAATCTTCAATGGCTTGCGCTAAACTTTTTACAGACTGTTTTATGTAATCCTGCTTTTCGCAGGCTATGTTGTCATACTTTATGTAATCAAATCTATTAGCCATTGTCTGCTCCTTGTTGGGCGGCGAATAGCCTGGAGACGTAATCTTCCTGCTCCGCATAAGGAATTAAACACGTCATTAACTTAATAATATAATCTTCGCTTCCGGTTACGTAAATTCCACTATTAATCAAACTATCTTTTGCTAAATCAAGTAGTAGCTCTTTTTGCTTCTCAGTTATCATTTTTTGTCCTTGGTGAGGTGGTGGTCGTGCGCTATGCGCGCGTTGAGTAGCTTAGTCCGCTGCGTTTGCGTCGCTGCGGCTTGGTAATCTTTTAATAATTTGCGGGACTTGTCGTCCCGCTCGAGTACGGACGTAACCATGATTTAATCCTCGAAATCGCCATTTAGTAATTTGAACTTAAATCTTTCTATCATATACAGTAGCTCTTGTTTGCTCGCAGTAGATGCTGCAAAATAAGCCCCATCATCGTGGCATCGCCCTATAACCAAAACCCTGTGCAACTTATTTTTAGCCCCCTCCAAAACGTTATCGGGACTAATATCCAATCGTGTATAGCCTCCTATAGGCGTTACCTTGCTCATGAAATCTTTTTAGTGCTAAACAAATGCTCCAACCAAGACTCTTTATGCTTGGCTCTAATAGCATCGGCCAAGTCCGCTTCGTCAGCTTGTTTTTGTAGTTCAATCAATTGCTCTTGCTCGGCGACCGAGTCTAACGAGAATTGGTACAATGCGTCTACTAAATATTTTGGAATCTCCATTTTATGCTCCTAGGGGTTCGTTACTTAAGACGCTAATCTTAAGGAATGGACAGTTAACGGCGTCTAATGCCGCGGGGGTCTTCGGCTGTCCCGATTACGGAATCATCCGTAATAAGGGCAAACTCTTTGCCGTGTATATTAAGCCGCATCCCGGTGTAGCTGCGGCACAAGATGAAATCACCTTTCTGGCACCACGGTCCTGATGGGAACTTAATAGGGTCATTATAGCAGTCAGGACCTAAGTCGACGACGAACAGCACCATGGTGAGTATACTTTCGTTGGCAACGGTAATGTCCGGCTTAATAAGCTCCGAGTTGTCGAACTTCTCGACGATTTCAGGCACGGCGCACAGGATGTGATAGCCGGTGGGTTTGGGCAGTTGTGATGCTAGTTTGGCGTGCTCGCTAGTGCTCGTACGCGTTTCTGATAAATCGGTCACTCGTCGTCATCCTCCCCTCGTGCGAGGGTGTTTAGCAGTTGTAAAAGTTGTTTAAAAGCGTCGATTTTGCCGACAATATGCCGGTACTCTGCCCAATCTGTCGGGGTGCCTTTACTCAAGGTGTCAGTATAGACGGTTATACGTTCTTTGACTTGAATCTCGAGTTTGGTCAGGATGCGCAGGGTCTCGTTGTCCATTAGTTCTCTCCAATATTAGTTACTCTTCTTAGCCGGTGCGGGCCTCTTAGCCGCCAGCTTGGCTTGTTCAAGCTGCTGCTCCAGGGTCATCTCGTGCTTGGCCATGTCATGGGCTTGGCTGGAATGATGGGTGTGTAAATCAACGGCATGCTTAGTGTGGCCGTCATGTTTTTTAGCATTTAATTCAAGCTGCTTGATATGGATATTAGCGCCGAGTTGGGCGCCGGCGGTCTCACTTTGGTCTTGCAGCTTGGCGCCTTGCAGTTGTAAACCCGCTTGTTTAATGGCGATATCGGCGTCGTCCTTTTTAGCCTTGCGTTGTAAATCTTGCGCTTTAAGCTGCAGCTCTTGTTGCTGGAGCTGAATCACCGGGTCTTGGGATTTGGCGGCGTTCTCTTGCGCCTGCTGCGCTTGTACATTCTGTTGCAATAGCTGTTGACTTGCTTTGGCAGCCAGCTGAGATACTTGTAGCTCCATTTCCATAGGGATGCCAATCTGCTCATCCTCATCCTCCGGACTGCCGTAAGTGGGAAGGGGCTGGCCCATCGCCTGCTCAATTTGTTTACGATACTCATAGCCCAGATGCTCGGCAATATGAGCGCTAAGAGCAGCCTCGAGGGCCTGTAGGGCTTGGGGATTGTTGCCATACGCACCTTGTAGGACGGACATCACTTTAGGGTCGTGCATGGCCGCCATGTGCACGGTGATATGGGCTTGGTGGTCTTGGTATAAAAACGCTTTGACCGGCTTGCCTTTGAGGATATCCTGGTTCTCGGTCACCGGGTCACGGGGTTTGGCGTCGCCGGGCATCGGGATAAGCTTCTGGTAGTCTTTAATACCTAGCACCTCTAACATCTGCCGATGTAGTAAAGGCATGTCATACAACTGCGGTGCGCCTTGGGCCAGTTGTAAAACCGCTTGGTACTGTACCACGCGTTGGGCGAGTGTCGCGGCGTTGGGGTCACTAACCGGGATGACGGCGACTTGCTTATAATCAGAGCGTTTAGCAGAGCGTCCGCCTTCTTCCGGTTCATAAGAGTAAGTCTGCGGCGTGTAGTCCCTGATGATGTCCCGTAAGAGCTGGAGCTCGCGTTTCATTGAGTAATGGATGCGGGCTTGGATCGCCGACATCATTTTTAAGGTACGTTCAAGTACAGCCAGGGTTGTGCCGACGGGCGAGTTGGAGCTCATATCGGACACGGCCAAGTCAGCGCTGCCGGCGAATTTGCGGCCTTCTTCTACTATTGCTTGGAGCAACTGGAAGAGGGTTTGAGACGGCTCTTTGTAGGGCAGCGGCATGAAATTGTCACGCAAGGTGCCGGATGGCACGTCGACGTCGCGCCACTCACCGGGGCCTATCGGCGTGTCGTCGCCTTTGACGCGCAGACCATTGGCCTTGAAGCCGCCGGGGAGATTAGACAAGGTACCCGCGTCAACCAACTGGCGGATTAAGCTGGTGCCGGACTTGGCGAAGGAGCCAATCAAGTTGACTAAGCCTAGGTTGTAAAAGCCAAAGGCCGGGATGTAGCCATAATGGACAAAATGGTTACGGCGGATTTGCTTTACATCGTCGGGGTCCCAGTTACGTCTAATGGCTAAGATGCTGGTGGTGCCTTTTTCTAGGGTGACGATGTAGGGTAATTCGATGCCGGTGGCATGGCCTTTGTCGTCTTTATGGGGGAAATCATCTAAATCAAGATTGACCTGCATCTCCAGGAGCTTGAAGCGGTCGTCTTGCGTCGCAGAGAAGCCTAAGCGCTCGGCAATTTGCTTCTCGATGTCGTCTAAGGTGTTGGACGGCTCGCCGAGCTCGACGTCCCGGTAAAAGCCGGCGTAAATCAATTTATTGACATCGTTCTTGGTCTTGCGCATGACATGGGTGATGCGCTCGGAGGACTCCAGGGATGCTGCGCCATAAGGGACGACGACATCATCGGCAGAGACGAACATGGAGACTTGGCGGCCTAGGCTGGGGTCGAAGTATACCTTCTTGAACGCATTCCCTGCGACCGCTAAACTAAACAACATACGCTCGTGGTCTGGACGCATTTCCACCATCTGTTCTGTTAAAGCCCAGTTCATGTCGGACTGTACACGCTCAGCAGCCTCTTTGAGGTCTTGCGTCTCCTTACCGATTATCTTGGTTTTACATGGGCCCATGGCGGGCCAAGTGGCTGTAATGACCTCACTGGCAAACTTTACACAGGCCTCAGTCAATAGAGGATGTACAATAGCACACGCCCCAGGCCATGGCTCTGTGCGCTCATCGAGACTTTTAATTCCAAGCAACTCTATCCCGTCCACATAGGTCTGTAGCCAGTCACGACGCGACATTTGGTCTTCATCGTAGTCCGCAAGCAGCTCACCGGATATCTTAGTTAGCTCCGCTTCGCTTAGTCTATCGGCAAGGTTCTCACCAAACTCGTCATCTTCAGGCTCTGGCATAATGTCTATGCCGTTGATGGAGACCGACTCAGGGTCATCAATTTCTATCTGGAGCTCGTCGAAATCTAACGGGGGCTGGAGGGCGCCTAAGCCTGTCGGCGCGGGGTTCAATGCGGGGGATATGGGCATAGCTATCTCCTAAATGGCAATAGCCCGGGGCCGCCGGGAAAGATGCCGATACAATTGAGTACGGCAATCAGGACTAATAAGCCAAACAAGAGGCGGATGAGCATGATAACGGGTGGTGGTAGGGGCAAGAACTGTGCCAGCAAGGTCTCGATAATGTACAGTACAATAAGTGCTACGATAATCCAGATGATGAGGTAGACCAAACAGCTAAGCATGACGATTTCCTTTAACGAAATTTAACTTGGCAGGGATAATCTGGAGATTGCTTGGAACGTGCAGTCCGGACACTTTCTTGCCTCGTAGTGGAATGATGTGGTCAACATTGCATTGTACGCCAGTTAGGCGCGTGCGCAACTCTGAAAGTATGTAAATCTCTTCCATCATCCATAAGTCTAGTGGGGAAAGCCAAGTGGGGGTACGCTGTGCTTTAGCTATTTCTCGCAAGTTCTTTTTAGCTCTGACCTTACCAGGATTATTTTGGCGATATGCCCTAGCCGTAGCGGACATACGCGCTCGGTTATTGTCCCTCCATATAGCCGCGAGTTTTGAAATACGCTCAGTATTTGAGTAATACCAATTCCTACACATCGCTATATACTTTTCCTTATTTGCCTCTCTCCAAGCCTGGCACCGAGCTAACTCCTTTTCGGGGTTTTCTTGTCGCCAGCGTTTATTATTGGCTAAGTCTATATCCTTCCTTTTTGCGTATTGGGTTTTGCTATATTCTGCTACCTTATCCGGGTTAGCCCTACGCCACGCCAAGCTTCTGGCATATATCTCTGCTTTATGCTGTTCTCTATATCCTTTAGCCTGAGCAGCCAGCTTCTCTTTATTTGCGTAATAATACGCTCTTTGTTGTGCTTTTCTTTCTTCGTGTGTCAGTGCCATTTTGGGGCTCCTATGTTTGATAGGGGTTAATAATACGCAACGCGTTTAGAGCTCTTAAAATACCTTATTTCGTCTTCTAAGTCCATCGTTGATTTGATGAATCCACCTGTACGAAAGTAGGCTAACGCCATGGATACGCAGTCAACGAGGTCATCATGGTCTCCCTGAGGGAAACTGGCGACTTCTTCAATAACTTCGTCCGCCCAGCGTCGGTTTGGCGCCCATACACGGCCCGAATTGAACAAATCAGTCGTCATAGAGAGCCTTGCGACCTTGTCGCCCGTGACCCGCGTTGGTGTGAATTCAGAACACGGGATGCCAGCGCTACGGAGCTCATAGATTAATGGCGCTCCCGAAGCTTTCTTCTCTATAATCACCTTATCTGATTGATATTCTTCAACTTTTTCCCTTGCCATCTGTTTTAGGCGGGTAAAAATACACTTTTCACGCACCATGTCCAACATGATAATGTTGGCTTGTGGCAACCCCGCGTCGTCGTCTTTGTAAAACACACCCCAGGTGATAATCGCTGAATAATCGGCGCGTTGATGCTTCTCGAAAGCGGTATCCATGGTTTGAAGTACAAATTCGATGGGCGGAGGGTTATCTGGCTCCCAACGCATCCAATCCGTGCGCTTTACTATCGCAGATTCATCTCCGGTTGGATTCTGCTGATATTGTGCATTCCATTTTGGCACTGAAATGGCGTTTTTGGTCGCTAAAATCTCAGCCATTGGCCAAAACTGAGGCCAAAGTGGGTTACCCGACGGCAGAATTGCAGGAAAACTGACATGCTTCCAGGTCTCCGTGTCGTTTAAAGCGGCATGGTTGAGGATTTGCGCGGTTAAATCTCGTTTACTCCAGCGGGTCATAACGACAACTATTTTGCCACCGGGTTGAAGCCGCTGGCGCGGGCCACTAGTATACCAGTCATAGACCTTGTCGTAGACCTCAGGCGTAGTAATGGCTTGAAGGGATTGCTGCTCATCGTGGGGATCATCTAACACAATGAGTCCGCCGCCAATCCCGGTACAACTTCCACTCACGCCTATCGCATAGTAACTCCCTCCGAAGTTGGTGTTCCACCGTCCAGCCGCTTTTGAGTCCGCTTGTAATGCTACGGTCGGGAAAATCTCCCGATACGCATCGGTATCGATCATATTACGAACCCGGCGACCGAAGCCGACCGCCAACTCAGCGGTGACGGAGCATTGCAGCACCTTATCATCCGGATATTTACCTAAATACCATGCCGGGAGCAGTACACTAGCGAACTCTGACTTGGTTGAGCGTGGGGGCATATTGATAATCAGCCGATTACTCTCACCTCTGTCGAGCGCTTCAAACTCTGCCGCCATTCTGAAGTGGTGGCGGCCTTCAATAAAGGTGGGCCACATGTGCTTCACAAACGCCAGGAAAGACTTGCGGCACAGCTCCTGGTGCTTGCGGCGTTTGAGCTCTTGTATTAAAGCCTCGAGGCGCTCACGGTCGGAGGGGGAGAGGTCAGTCAGAGCAGCCAATAGAGTAACCCCATCGCCAGTAGCCAGAGTAAAGCAAACGTTAAGACAATATTAATTAACATGCATCCCTCGCTTCGCTCGGGGATGATTCGTGCGGCTGCTGCGCAGTCTTATTCATCATCGCTCCACATGTTGATAATGGCAATAAGCCCGGCTATTATAAAGAACACCAACGCTATCATGTGACCACCAAAGAGCTCGACGACTATCCCCGGGGCGCTCATCCCTCACCGCGCAGCTCCTCGTCAGTGAGCTCGCCCCTTGCTTCGCGCTCTAAGGACAACTGGCTCTGGACATCAGACAGCTCGCCCTCTAGTACACCTAAATCATACCCTCTTAGAAGGCGATGCAGCTCTTCTTCGAGGTCGGCGGTGGGGCGTTGCTCTATTGAGATTTCTATCTTGTTAGCAAACAGCCCGACTTCGGCGACTTTGCCGAGGAGCTCGATGGACTTGAGCTTGACGGAGTCGGAACTTGCCTTTTCTGCGAGGTCAAAGAGGTTGTACAAGACATAGTTGCGCATCTTGTTGGTGGCGCCGAGCATGGTGTAATCATATTTGGTTAACAGTGCTTCGAGGTGTAGCGCTGCGCCGGGAGTGCGGGGGGCTTCGGGCGCGTCGGGGTTGCCCATGAAGATAGCCCGGGCTTGGTCCCGGTCGTCCTCGGTTATATTAATCGGTAGGCCAAAGGCTTTTAGAAATTCTGCGGTGTTAAAGGCGGCTTTGGCGCGCTGGCGGACGTCTTCCAATTCTTCGGGGCGTCGTGGTTTGGGCAAGGGATGGTGCCAATCAATCTGGGGGTTTAGTGCGGTGGTCATAGTGGGCGGCGTCTGAGGGTGGCAGTATCCAGATATCATAGTCTTAAGACTTTATCTTAGCAATAATCTCTTTGAGGTGCTCCCAGTCTCGAACTAGCCCAAGATTAATAAGCTGGCAGAGCTTCGCCTCCAATTCATAACGCGTGCGTTGGGCATGTGCATCAGCCACGGCCTGATTCCAAGTGGCACTTCCACTGTCACTTAGTATTTTACACTTGTCTCTAATCATTATTGCCAACTGGATGTATCTACCTTTATTGTCTCCACTCGGAGAGGGTATGTGCTCAGCTATTGCCGCGTTAAGCATTTTAAACTCGTCACCCCCCAGTACACGGAACTCCAGCAGTTTCCCTTCGATAAAAGTCTTATGTACCTTAACATGAAATTCGGGGCTTATTTGTTCAGCTAACAATACAGCTACGGATATGTGTCCATAGTGTCGCACACCTTTACCTTTACCTATTGTACATAAAAATGCCTCCTTTGGGAGCTCCCAAATACGTGCAGCCGCCTCGACATACTCCTCCAGGTATTTAGAGCTTAAGAACTTGTTTAGCTGTCGGACGGGCATCCCCTTCTTTAACCGATGAATATTGCCCGCCTCCATCAACGAAACTAAATCGACACCCCACTCAGTGGAAGCGAAAACTATCTCGCTGTCTACGTCTACTTTTAATATTTGTGGTTTCATAAATTTCTCCGAGTAAAAGGAAAATATTATAAAGGCGTTCCGGAATAAACGCAAATTTTTTATAAAAAATTATTTTTTAGAAATCTAAATACCTTACAAGGTGTAGGGTCTTTGGGTAGGGAGTGGTCGTCGGGAATCTGAAATGGTATGGAGATATAACGGGACTCCTTCGATGGTATTTTGCTTGGGGCGGGGTCGCCAAGTCCATCCCGCTAGTAAAGTCCCACTTTACATCCAGTATGCGAACGTTTTGCGCTTGGTATAATCCTTGCTACGTGTGTGCGCTACAATATATCCAGCAATCCAAAGTTATAGCCATTATAACCTTGTAAATAAATACTTGACTAACTACTCCAGAGTATGAGATAATATAGGCTCAAGTCAGAGTTATGAACTGACTTGGCAAAGTTAGAACTTTGAATCAATCACCCTTTTATGGAATCAAGACAATGAACATCCAAACTGAAAAACAAACGATCGACTTAACTGTTTCTTTGCACAAGCTTTTTGACTTACGGGAAGGACACGCCAATTTAATTGGGCAATTGGAGTCTAATCAGGAAGCGGGTGACAAGCTTTTACTGGCTATTAGAAGAGCGGGTTATGCGCAAGTGCAATCGGGTAGTGAGTGCCGTACCAAAGTCAACCCACCAAAGACTGGCTATTTCCCTTACCCAATTGTAAAGGAGGAGTTGACTACTCGGTTTATTGCCAAGTGTGAAAAGGATAAGAAAACTTACACACCCAAGCAATTGGCTGACTATTTGAAACAACAGATATTCATATTGAATAACTGGCTTAAGACTGGTAAGTTTAGCAGTAATGTAAGCATGACGAACCGTCGCGACGAGTACAAAACGGCTATGGATAACCTGGCCAGTGCTACACACCAAAAAGAGCTGGATAAGCAAATTTTGACTATTACTCAAATCAAAGCCAGTGAAGCGCGTAAGGTAGTAAATGACACACAAGCGCAAGTTAAAAAGCTTGGCTTAACGCTCAAAGCTTCCAGCGATAAAGACATCATAGACACGCTTAATGGGCAAATAGCAGAGCTTATGATGGATAAAATAGCTTTTGAGAAAACTGCTAAAGGTTTAGAAGACTTGGTTATTAAGCAACAAAAAGCGCTTGATGGTGCGGTTGAAAAAGTTATCAAGGCAACGGGCGAGGTTATCGAAAAAGAGGGTAAGTTACCGGGTAAGGGCAAGGGCAAGGGCAAGCCAAAAGCGCCAAGTGCGGGCACAGACGCCGATGGCAAAACGAATCACGACCCAAGTACAAACAAAATTAGCTTTAAGTCAGGTATCGCCACCGACGCGGAAGAAGAAGTAGTAGAATTTTGTGAGCATATGTTTAGCCATTTGACTACCCGTCAATTAATGTCCGCATTTGTAAAGCTTAAAACTGAACTGGGTAGCGTTGCAGACTTTGCAACGTTATAACGCGTTATAACCTATTGGAGTTTTACAAATGATTGAATTAATACCAGCGTACGGACGTACATATAGTGATACTAACGCCATGCTTAACGCTTGGTTAAATGGCTCTGACTTTAAAGTTAAGAATGGCGGACCCTATTGTTCGATACGGGACGTGGACCAACTCAAATCAGACGGTTATCAATTGGTCCGCTTGTACCCTAATAGGCTACAAGCGCATTTTTTAACTAAAGTATTGTAAATCAAACTTAACTAAGCCCGCGAAAGCGGGCTTTTTTGTGCCCGAAAGTTTTGCAAAGTGCAGTTTACTAACACCTGTTTCCTAAGGTGACGACAAGGCTAACCATCCCCTAGGGGCGATGGATAATTGTTGCTTATTTGGATACAATGGCCACTTAGCTTTGGTGTAGTTCTAGCGTGGTGAATACCCCTGATTTGGGGATATTTTAACACCTGTTCCCTAAGGTGACGACGAGGCTAAGCGCGTGATTGTGTACATTACTACACGCGGTAAATTACAACTGCATCAAGTGTTAAATTGGGCTTGATAAATCAAATCAATCAGTTAAGATAAAACGATGAGTTTTAGATTACTTATATTATATACTACTACTACTACTACCTAATAATAAAAATATATAACCCCCCTGAGAGTAATTTTTCTTGTACACACTCACTATACTACGCGTAATGGTACGTACGCTTTACATTTGAGACGGGTGGTCGTCTTAGTGAGCCCTCGTTTTTAGGTGTTTATACTCTTATTATTGGGTATTCACTACTTTACATACATACTATGCCACCTCCAGCCATCAAAGTTAGAACGTTATAACTTCCCCAAACCCGCGCCCCACAAGAACTGAGACGACCGTCTCACTTTCCTTATCACTCGATAGAAGGCCCGTTTAAAAAACACCCGTTTTTGAAGAAAGTGTACACAATTGTCTTGTTTTAACCTCAAATCTGTGTATAGTGTACCGCTCAAGGTGATTATTCAAACACCTGTTCCCAAATGAGACGACGAGCATGACACGCACCGAAGAAAAATACTACTATGACCACCGGCAGACCAGCCCCGTATCCAGCCCTACGGGCGAGTACCCGTATATCATCCCAACCCCAAGCCACTTAGAGCAAAAACAAGGTAAGAACTATTGCCGCTACTGTCGGTCATCCTACAGCCAGCGAGCTTTGATAGCTGAACACAGCTATTGTTGGAAATGTAAGCGCGCGCTTGCCTTCATGATTTATGGCGACTATTGCAACATACACCACGGTGCTTTGAGGGCGTATTTGTACCTATCACCCAAACAGTGGCAGCGCGATTACGAAGCGTACGCACACAGGCTAACCCACCCCACGCCGGAGGACGTCGCCAAAGAAAAAGCGTGGGAAGAAAGGGTAGCGCGCCTGGATACAATCCGTGCAATCGGCGCACAAATCGCACGTGGCGAGGTGATTTATGACTAAGAAAAAGTTCTCCCCTGTGGGCAAGAATAGCCCACTAACCCCCGAGCAAATCACCGCCTATAACACCTCTCGCACCCGTGATTACCGCGAGCGCCAACGCATTAAACTAGGCACCAAATGCCGTCCTCGCGCTAACTTAACCCGACGAGAGCAACTCGACCGTCTCTACAAGGCCATCAATCGCCCCGCCATGTCTTACACCGTGCCTCCAGGTGAGCATTATTACCCGCATCCTACAGGCGATACGCATAGCGCCGAATACACACGCCTCTACAACCTCGCGCGCCATAACCCACAGCTCACCAAAGAGAAAGCCGAGTATCGCCCGCGTACCACGCCTTACGTGCGCAAATCACGCCGTTGCAATGGCCGCTTAGGCCGCCCCGTCAAAGAAACTCGATGGTCTGGTCTTGCCCCGACTATCCGCCCGTCCATCCTGCGCAAGAACAAGCTTCTCAGCAAGAGTGTGCATCGCCCCAACGGGGATGCACCGCGCCCTGCCATCCCGCGCGGCACGCTCACCCAGACCATGCTCCACGAAATCATGGACTATGTCCCCCATCTCGGCGAGTTCTGGTGGATATCAGGCCAGCGCACCGGCAACGAAGCCGGTTACGACCGTCATCTCACCCACACACGCGAGCATAAAGGCGCCAAATATCCCGCTCACGCCCCGAAAAGATTTGCCGACCCCTACGCAGGCCTCCGCCCACAACGTGCCACCAGCCCACACCCACCTCGCTCATACCCCGGTGGACACATCATCACTGGCCGCACCCGCGAGCTACACCCCGTCGATAAAAACAATAACCCGATATGCAAGCCCGCCATCAAGCTCCCGATTCATACTACAACCCGCGACGCCAATGGCTTGGAGCACATCACCCATGATTTCCACCTCGTCCGCCCGTATAACCCGATGCGCGTCATCACCGTCGGCGGCGTCACCTACCCCGCTTGGCAACTGGCTATTCTCTGGATGGGTGCAGGATGCAAATGGCTGTACGCCTACGGAGCCGTGGCCCCAACACCTGTTCCTTCCCGAGCTGACCTGCGCGAGCAGGTCGGTGAGGGATGCAAGGGTAACGACGAGCCTGATACCAATGTAGACCTCACCTTTACAATGCTAGATGGGCGCCCTGCACCGCCCGTGTTCCGTGATGGCAACACACTCAACCTAACCTGGGACAATATCCGTCCTGATTTACCTCCAATCATGCCAACACAAGAAATGCTAATCGCAGCACAGCGCAAATATGACAAGAAATATGCCAAACTCAAACAACAAGAGCGAACGTTCAAGGCATTATCCGCTGAAAATAAGCGTAAAGCGCTATCTGACAAGATGCGCAAAGAGCGAATTGCCCGAGAAAAACGCCAGCTCCGTGAATCCACAAAATACAATCAGGACAAATGCATCACGAAAACGACCTTTAACAAAGTGCAAAACAAATGGGTAGTGGCTATTCCGTACCAAGAAAAGCAAGTGTTCTTTTCTGAGGCTGACGCCATAGCACATCATACACAAGTAATAGAGGAGCTAACACGAAAGGGTAAAATCAACAACACCCACATTAAGTCACAAAATAATACAGATTAGTTATTGACATTATTTAAAGTTAGACGTATTCTAACCATTCCTTTAACACTATGAGATATCACAGATGAGCGCAGTAGACATACAACCCCTCGGATGGAAAGACCGCAAAAAGATGGAGTCCGAGCGGCTTAAGATAAAGAGTAAAATTGATGTGGTGGTCAGACCCCTCAGGGATGCCGAGGTACGAGATAAGGTGCTTGAATTGGCTTTACACAGAGATTCTCTTTTCAAAGAGGTGACGACTATCACCAGCGATATTAAAGCCTATGACACCGAGGTAAAACGATTAGGTGATATAATCACCCGTTGGGAGGCTAAGCTGCAAGCGTGGGAACAGATCGAGTACAATATTGCTATCGAATTACAGAGCGCGCGCGCAATGCTAGCTAGTAAAACCAGCGAGCTTGCTACTATAAATGCGCAGTATGCTGAAGCTACGAAACTATTGGAGCAATAATTATGAAGCTAAGTAAGAGACAGAAGAGCAATCCGTATTCGTCGGCTATAGATAATGGGATAAATCAGAGTGTACACCCACATTGTGCTGACCCAAACAGCCCTCTCAATGGTAAGTTATCTGATAATGGTCAGTTACGTGAGGATGTGCACCATGCTATATTTAATAAAGAATCCGTTGCCCCCAACAAAGTCGAAATCAAACCCATACCGAAAAAGTACGATAACGACGGCGCAATAATAAAGGACTTTGAGCCAATCACCGACCCCGAGCAATTAAAACGTTACCAAGAGTTGTGTGCAATCGTCACGCATCACTATCCTGGCGCAATGGGGCGATACAAAGTGATCGAGGGATTGCGCATTTTATCCGAATGGGGGTTAGAAGGTGAAGAAGCATTAAAGTCAATTAGCGACAGTATGGTCGAATGGTTGAAATGGACGCCCCCTCCTGCGCATCACGACCGCACCGCCAAGCGTCCACCCGACATAAATCTGATAGCCTGCAAAACGTGGGATGAGTTCCATGCAGCAAAAGTGCCATCACATACGCGTACGCAACAAGAAGACCGTCATGGGATGGCATTGTTTGCACAAAAAATGCAGGAGCGCGCACAATGAGCAAGCCACAATGAGCAAGCCACACATTGATTTATTATCACGGGGAACAGGTCCCGAGTCCATCGACTACCAAAACCATCCTGTAAAAGAGCGTCTCTCAACCTGCCCTTGTGACGATTGTCTTGATTTATACAAAAAGATACACGGTAAAGACAGCCCCCTTGAGTACCGGACACAAGAAAGCGCCGATATTGAGCCTAAGCCAACACCCACCGCTGTCGTATATAACAGCTGGAAGTGTCCAGCTTACCAAATGCCGCCCTCGTCAGAGCTAGAAGAGTTGATAAAACGTGCACCTTGGGCACCGGGCAAGGTCTATCATTCACAAGATGGTATGACACCGGACATAGATACGGATGGGTCTTGGCACGCAGCGGGAAGTATTGCTCATCACTTCAAACAGTTCACGGAACTCAAATGACAATATCCATAATAGAAACAATCAAACAGAACGAATGCATCGCCCGACTCGCACAATGGAACCTAAACAGGCCTGAGTATTTCATCACCAAAATACTACCCAAGTATGCCAACGATGTTCATGTCAACGACAAAACACCTGAAGAGCGCCAAGCTTACTATGAATCGCAGTTGACAACGGCTGGCCTCGCGCATGAGCTAGCCCTACCTAACCCCGTCGAGACACCGTGGGGCATCGTCCGAGAAAGGGATGGGCTTGATTTATCGACGCTCACCCGCGCGCGTGAGTTCTGGCAGCGGCAGCATGAGTGGGCCGAGTCTGCTACACCTGAGACCGTGCAAATCATCAGTGATTTAATTGACATCACCCGCCGCATTATCATGGAGGAACAGGTGTCCTATCTGGCTATCCCACCCGGTACACAGAGGAATGAACAAGTATTAAGCCTAATCAAAGACCAGCATAAAAAAGCGTTGAAGGAGTTAGTTAATGGGCTTTAAATACCGCATGACGGGCGTCTACAGCCCTATCGAAGCTAAATGCTTTGCATACCAAAAATGGAATGAAATCAATCACGCACCGTTCGAAGTCTTTTTATTGGACTGCCAAGTGAATGATTTACTCTTCAATGACAACGGCATACAACCGAAAAAAGGCGTGGACTACATTAACGCACAGTTACATAACCCGCTATCTAAATTCAAGTAGTAAAGCAGCACTTGACAAACTACTTGTAGTCCTGTAGAATGTATCTCACAGTTTGGCATCCCTTCCCGAAGGGATGCCAGACACTTTGCCGACTTCGGCAAGGTTAGAAACATTCTAACTTTTCAAGCTACTTAGGACATACCAATGAATAACGACGCAATCGAAGCCATAGCTTACGCCCAATGGACTCAGACCACCCCTCCCATCGGGGAAAATTTTCCAACCCACTATGGACGATTTATGAAATCAAGAGATGTATTGTACGGCAAGCAAGGTAAAAACGATGAGTGTTACACGCCGGACTACGCAGTAAAACCTATTATTCAATATATTCCGGAAGGGTCTATTGTATGGTGCCCGTTCGATACTGAGGCAAGTCAATTTGTTATTCAGTTAAAACAAGCGGGGTTTGAAGTAGTGTACTCGCATATAAGCCAAGGTCAAGACTTTTATAAATACGAGCCTAAAAAATGGGACATTATGATTTCCAACCCGCCTTTTACAGGGAAGCGCAAAATTTTTGAGCGCGCATTAAGTTTCAATAAGCCTTTTGCTTTAATCATGAGCAATACTTGGCTTAACGACGCCGCTCCAAAACAATTATTTAAGGATAAGGATTTACAATTGCTAATGTTTAATGAGCGCATGAAGTTTGATAATCAAGACAACTCGCAAAACAAAATTACTTTTAGCAGTAGTTATTATTGCTGGAACTTCCTACCTAAACAACTCATTATGGGGTCATTGAAAGATTATGGAAAATAGTAATCCGTTCCGTCCTGGGACACAAGCACACCTGTTCTGTGAGATAGCACATGTTGATTACCTTACGGGATTTTCTGATATTGTAGAATTGCCCACACTTATTGCGGTCGGCCTGCAACAAGAGGTAGGCAGTAATGGAGGTAGCTGGTGCCGCTCCGATGGTGTACTCGGTTCCAAGTTTAACATCCATAGGCGGCTGGCAGGGGGCAGGATAGTGTCGGTACAGCTTGTCGGCTTTGCCAAGAATAATTTCACTAACAAAATTGATACTGCTATCATCGACGCTTACAAGAATGCTAATTGTAGAGTGTTGGCTATTAAAGGCAAGACTATCGAGATAGACCATAAAGATGGGCGCAAAGATGACTATAGCTTGCACGATAATCAAACATTGGATGATTTTCAGCCCTTACATAAGAGTGCTAATGTAGCCAAACGCCGACATTGTAATGTATGTAAAGAAACCAGAATACGCTTTGATGCAACTCGACTAGGATACAGTGTCCCACAATACATAGGAACTACGCACTATACGGGCTCATGCGTGGGTTGTTATTGGTATGATATGGAGACATTCAACCGACATGTATCTGAGGACTATGTGAAAATTAGGTAGTAAACCTAGACTCGACAAACTAGCTTTACTAATGCTATAATATGCCTGACTTAAAAATTCAGATTTAGAGTAAAGCCTACCGGACTCGTGGCATTGTAACGACCGGGCAGTGCAGGACAGCTAACTTAACCGTGTCCATACCGTTAAGACTATCGCTGCACGACCTCCCATCACTCCCCTAAGGGCGAGTTATAACTTTTCTAACCTTACCGAGATACCATAATGAAATCAGTAACAATTGTCGCCACGCTTGTGGCATCCCTCGTCACTTATTATGTAAAAGCGGATGAGTACACCGACCAGCAACAGCTGCAAGTCTTGCAACAAATCCAACAGACCCAACAGTTTGAGCAGATGCAAGAGTACGGCAGACAGGCTACAGAGGATTACGAGAACCAAATGCCGGAAGCCCGTGGCCGTGCTATCCGTGAAAAGTATATGGAGAGGCAAGCCTACGAACAAGCCATCACGTCAGGAGAATGAAATGAAAATCAAAGACCTAAAACTAATGATGACCGCTAGCGCTGTAAAGGATGTGCGCTATTACTTGAATGGCGTCAACGTGACATCCAGGTATGTGGTTGCCAGCGATGGCCATCGCTTGGCCAGGGTGATGTTCGATGAGCCCTATTACTTCCCGGCAGGGGAGGAGGATGCCCATGTTAATAACATTATGGTTCCACGTGAATCCATCAAGGCGTTCCTGTCCAAGTGTGGCAAAGTGCCGCCCAATATGCCGGTTGAAATCAAGCAGGGCATGTATCCCAACCAGTACACGTTAGAGTGTGCCGGTGTGATAGAGTTCTTCCATCCGATAGATTGCCAACGGTATCCAAGCTTTGATAAACTACTCGAACTGATTGCAAAGGGTCCGGTTATCAAGCCAACCTACTCTATGCAGTTTGAGTGGCGCTACCTGCATGAGGCCTATGCGGGGCTGGAAGTGTGGAGCAAAGTAGCAAAAGGCAGCTCGCTGGCCACCGAGCTGCATATAATTGAAGATGGCTTGGGCTTCGGGTATTTTGAAGTGGATAATGCGACCTACATTATCATGTCCAAGCGAGTGTAAAGTTAGATTGATTCTAACGTCACTCGCCCTTAGGGGAGTGACTGCAATAAGGAGTACGACCCCATCCTATTATAATAGGGGTCAGTGAGTAATAAGAGAGAACGAAATGTCAAACATAGTAAATTTTAAAACACCTGTTTCCAATGTTGCTACCCTGTCATCAAGTGCGATGTTAGTAAACCTTACCGTTACACAGTGGACAGCGCGTAAGTTGGACAAGAAAGTGTCGGTCGATATTGATATCGAGAACAATACTACCACACGCTCAGGCAATTACAATAAAAATCTATTAGCCGGTGACTCGGCGCTGTCTAATTTACAGAAGCTGGGCAGTGCAGCACGGGCCTATCATAACAACGTCACCACGCCATGGTCTGATATGGGGCCCCGCCTGCTGCCGACAGCGTTATTCTTCGATTACAAAAAAGAGATGGCGCGCTTCGAGAAACTGTACACTCAAGAGGTCGAAGCGTTCCTGCTGGACTACCCGCATAAGATAGCCTATGCCCAGTACACCTTGGGCGACTTGTACAACCACGAGGATTATCCGACTTTGGAAAATATCCGGGGCAAGTTCGGCTTGACCGTAAGCTATATGCCACTGCCCGAAGTAGGGGATTTCAGATTGGACATCAATAACCAAGGCTTGCGGGAGTTGCAAGAGCAGTACCAAACCATGTATAATGACAGCCTCAGCAATGCGATGCAGTCTGTCTGGGACCGTCTGTATGACAGCCTGACCCGCTTGTCTAATGGCTTAAAGATTGAGGGCGGCAAACGTGGTATCATAGTAGGTAGCACGTTCGACGGAGCGAAGGAGCTATGTACACTTCTAAGTCACTTAAACATAAACGGCGATACGAAATTGGAATCCATGCGCCAAGCGTTGGAGAGTGCCATGAATGGGCTTGATGTGACGGATGTTAGAAATTCAGATTACCAGCGCACTCTCCTCAAGTCTTCTGTAGATTCGATACTTGACAAGTTCTAGGGGTATCTGTAGAATAGGTAACTGTGGCTAGAGGGATACCTCGAAACCGGCATGAACACCCGTCGCCACACATCCTTTCGTTCCTAACCTACGTTCAGAGGTTCACATGCTTACCCAAGAAATCCTAAAATACCATTTGTCTTATGCTCCTGAAACCGGAGAGTTTGTCTGGATTAGGCCAAGAGCCAATTGGATGAAGCCGGGGAGTGTTGCTGGATTTACAGAGAAGAAGGGGTATCGAAGTATTATCTTATATGGCAAAACATATAAGCTGCATAGGATTGTCTGGCTTTATGTATACAACAAGTGGCCTCCATCTGATATCGACCATATAAATGGTATCAAAGCTGATAATAGGTTGTGTAATCTTAGAGAGGCTACGCGTAGCCAAAATATAAGACATAGTGGTGTATATAAGAACAATATATCTGGGCATAAAGGTGTCTATTATCATGCCCGCCTAGATAAATGGGAGGCGCATATCCACTACAACAAAAAATTACGGTACTTAGGCGTATACCCTACGAAAGAAGAAGCAATAGCAGTGTATACGGCGTTCGCCGCTGCTATATGTAAAGAATTTCTCCATTCTAGTTTGGAGGGAGGTCTCGTTGGTGCCGATGCACCAGTAATGAAACGGTCTCGTCGGTGCCGAAACACTGACAGTAAATAATGAGAGTTTAAAATGAGCGCAATAAAAAAACCCTACGAATCCATCCCAATGACTGAAGTTATCAATAGCATCAGTCTGATTGGCCACAAAGTTACTGTCCTCGTTGAAGGTGAAACGGGAACAGGTAAGAGTTCTATTCTCAAGGAGCT